TTATATTTTGAAAACCCAAAATCTATTTTTTTAATCTCGCGTGTACTTTTAGACGCATATAAATGCCTTTGACATGCCATAATAGCTAGTCCTGAGCTTATAGATGCATCAAACTTAGTTCTTTTATTAATATCAAACTTTGACCAGTCTTCAAGCGTTCTTTGAAAGTACATTCTACCACAAACACCATCTTCTTTAATGCCGACGTGGTTTTCAATATAACTTTCAATTGCAGCTGCGTGAGCTTGTCTTATATCTTCTGAAGAGTTAGGTATACCACCTAATTCTTTTTCTGTAACAGAAAGCTTGTTTCTAGACTTATCAGGTCTATTCATTGAATAACCTCTATAGCCTCTTCTTTTAATATGATATAATAATCTAGGTTTATTGTTTTCCGCTAGTATTGGCATTCCATAAAATATCATTGCCATAAGAACATCTTCAAAAAATATTTCAGCAGTTTGTGGTCTAGCTACATATTCTAAAAAGAATTGACTAGATGGTACTTCAGATAACATACTAAATGATGTTAGCCCGTGTAACGCACCATTAGAACCACTACCGTCGGTTGTTCCAGATATATCATAACTATCACAACCAAAAGCTCCTAAGTCTTGATTACCTGGGTATTTAATCCCATTTTTAACGATTACATTGTTTTGCATACTAACTGGAGGTATCCAAGATAATTTAAATCTTCCAGTTTTATTTGGGTGAAACTCTACTTGAGAATCTTTCACACCGTTTCTCCAACTAAATGATCCACGGGTTACATAACCCTGCATAACCATTTCTTCGTTGAAATCTATTTGTTCATATATTTTATTTAGATTGAATAAAGACTTTTCTATTTCATCTCTAAAGGCGTGTTTCTCATATCTAGGAAACTGTCTGTAGAACTCATTAAGCCCATCATTGTTTCCTTTAAGCCCATCTGCTTCATTCTCCCAATGCTCGATAACTCCGTAACTGATAAGCTCGCCATCGACTCCTTCGACTGGAGTTTCTGGAGTATCAAACACAGGGTATCCATATTTGTCAATGAATCCTTCGTAGTTCCATTCCATAGGTATGAACAAAGCGTATAATCCACTAGCAGTCTGCCCATTGCGATTTCGCTTCGTAACGTTTGAGTCATAGTATAATTTTTTAAAATTCTCACCACCTTTATCTAAAGCATTTGATGTAGAACCCATCATACATTTACCAACTACTTTTGCTCCAAGCCTGAGGCACGTTTTTGTGACCCTCCAGTTGTTGAGTATGTTGTCCGGCTTCTCCCATTTTCCCGATTCGTCGTGAACAAGTAATCTGAGTTTCTCCCCATCGTACGAGTTGTCCCCTGTATTTTTCCAATCGATCGTTGTGTCCAATCCTTTTTGGGTTTCGGTCGAGGCTTCGTTAATGGTACTCCTGGTGAGCCTCCTCGACGGTGTTTTGTACGATAGCTCAGTTTTGGGTCTTTCCATTCCATCCTGTATCGGCTTAAAGAAAAACGGATAATTTGCTGATATTGGTACAACTTTATCTGTGAACATCTTCTTTGCATCTGATCCAGATTTAGATAAAATTCCGAATCTGGAATCCCTTGATACTGTAGCTTGATTAACAACCTCTGAGCTTCCCATGAAGGAAAAACCAGACCGTCTATTCTTGAGGTAGCACATTCCATAACTTCTTGAATCAGCTTTGCACGCTTCCCAGAAATAGTAGAATATCTTGTTTGCTTGCCTAAAGTCCGGTGATCCCACATCAATTTTTGTCCAATTGAGGTAGACATAGTGTGAGCCCGTAATGTAACACGGGGTTTCGTTGCACATGAACCAATAACCATCAGACCTGCGACTAAACTCATTATCGATATAATCGTAGTACTGTTCTTTAAAATCGTCTGGAAGTATTTTAAAATCATATATTGTTTTAATTTTATTTAGCGAAGAAGGCTTTGGTGTTTTTATGAACACTTGTTCTTCTTTATTTAATTCTTGACCAGCAATTTTATCTGGTGCTTGGGGTAATGCAATTCGTAGTCCTTGAACTTCATATATTTCACCTATAACACCGGTTTTACTTATAACAACACAATCAATATCTTCGTTATAACCATATTTAAAAGCTTTAGCTTTATTAGTTTTTTTAACGTGCTTAATATCTAAATGATCTGTAGTTGTTGTGTATAGCATTTGCTTATACATTAGTGCGGCCCTCCACACCAAAGAATTCTCTTTTCTCTTTTTCTCCTTCTTCTTTTATATTAGACAACTCTTCAACTCTATCTAACATTGTGATAGCGTCTTCCATTGCTAATCTATATGCCGAAGCAGATATTTTAACTTTTTCAGGATCTAATTCATCTGGATCCATTTTCTTATTCATAACTTTTATTAATTCGTTTATTGAATTTTCTGTAGCTTTAAGAATAAGTTCTCGTTTCTTTTTTATGTCCATAGTTGATAGTTATGTCTGTTGATAAAATTCTATATAATTTTTTATCATCTATGTTAAATTCGTATTCTGAATCTGGAGTAAACCCTACTATATCGCCATAGGATAGCCCTAAGGACTCCAAATAGTCATTTGTATATGTAAGCTTTCCTAAGAGTTTTTGTTCACTCTCAGTGCTCCATATGTCTTCGTTTTCTAAAGGTTCTACAAAACAGTACATATTTGGGCAGTGCCACTTACCATTTTGCTTGTAAGCAAACAGTTGATCTGGTGCAACTATATATTTATCTTCATCTATATAGCTACCCGAGTTTCTTTCAACTCCTCTTACATCAAACCATCTTCTAAACACATTATGATGTATAATAACATCATCCCCTGGCTTTATAGGAGTAGTTATATTAATTGGAACATTAACTACAGTTCCGATTCTGTTAACAAACATGTAATCACGTTCAGTAACTTCTGTGTTTAATATAAGTTCTTTGTTATCGATAGACACTTTATTATCGTATCGATTGGTTGTTGATATAATATAATTGTATAGTGATTTCATTTAGTAGTCTAAGTTATATTCTATTGATACAGCCATATTAGCATTAAAATGTTTCCAAGGCAACTGTGCTCCGTCTTTTTGAATATATATCTTGTAATTTCCTTCTTCTTCTAGTATGTCACATATTTTGTGACCTCCGTAGACTTCTTGACCCACAGAGTAATGCATTGCCTCGTTTTTGTAATCTTGGCCAATGCTTATCTTTCTAATTAATTTCATTGAATTTATTTTAGTATGTCCAAATAGTTGTGCTTGGTGCTCCAGGGTAACCTATACCTACGTGTACAAAATTACTTTTTCTTGATATACCTATTCTTTTAAAACCACATTTTATTGCAGCGGCAACTAATAAGTATGTAGCTTCGCCTCCAACACATTTAATATCTACAGCCGCTCCGTGAGCATGTTCCCCAGGTTTATCTTTCTTAGCTTCAATTGGATGATCTGGTGACCTATAAGATGAATTTATAATTATAGGAAACCCATACTCTTTTCTAAGAGCATCTAGCATGCCTAAAAGTTTAGTATCCATTTTATCCAAGTTCCCTTTAAAATCTTCTTCGTCTGTAAAATATTTTAATTTCATATTATTTAAATTTTTTATATATATTGATTGAAGTATAAACTATTGTAAGCACCAAAACAAGCGTTTGCAACGTAGGATTAATATTGTGTGCCATGTCTGAACTAGCAAATAATGCTGTTATATTTAAACCGTATATTTTCAAATCTGTATTTATCATTTATGTTTATTATTTCCGAACACCTTCTCGACTCCTCGTGATCCGAAATAGCCCCCGATAACTATTGTTAATAGCCCCGTTATATCATCTAATGGATAACCCATATACCAACCAGCAACATATGCTATTACTAAAAATACCAATGTTAATGGCCGTACATTAGCAGCAAGCCAGCTTCCTGACCGAGCGTCTGCAACCCATCTTCTTGTTGTTCCATCAATTTCTGCTCTTTCAATATCTAATTTTTTAAGAGCAACTTCTTTATCTTCTGGCGACATATCACTACCACCGATTATAGCTTGTATTACAGAACCTACAGGCGTATCACCTGCAATGGCTCCAACAACGCTGGGAATCTTTTGTAATAAGAATTTTCCAACGTTGGTGTCTTTAAATTTTTTTTTGGACATATTATTGTTGATATCCGTATAATTAACTAGGCTTTGATATAGTATAGAAAAATTCACCGTTACCAGCGTCATTAGTGCATACTATCTGTATAAAGTTTTTAACATTGGAACCATCATCGTATGCACCACCTAATAAAATAGCTTCAGTCGGAAACGTTAATGTTTTGGATGCGCCTGTGCCATTTATTCTTAATATCTTTACCATTCCAATAGAAAAATCACTAAAGGTAAAAGTAGTATTTTGATTCGGTACTAAAGTAAATACCTGCGCAGAATTAAAATCTAAATCTACAGTAGCTCCAGGCGTTAAAGAATGAGCTGTCTGGAACTCATCCGATATTACACTTGAGGTTATTCTTGTTCTTGACATATTTTAAAATTTAAACCAAACTTTCATTTGAACTTTGCTATTTGTACTTGAATAATTTATTTGACCCCAATGAAAAGTTTTATCTGAATCGCCATTAAGATGATAAACATACCCGTTTTTTATTCCATATGTAGCTTTATTTGCGTCGTTCCAACTCGAATCAGGATTAGGAGAATAGGTGCTGTTCATATAAAGGTCATATACAGCAGACCCTGGATTTGGGAAAGCGCATGTACCAGGATAATACGATCCGCAATTTCCTGATTGATTTCCTTTCCAATCACTTCTTAAAGTTGTAGGTGCACTATAAACATAAAATCTATTAGATTTATAGTAGCCTGTATGGCCTGGAAAATATATATCGCTAAAAGCTATTTTATTTGCTCTAACATAATTTCCACCACCAATACCACATGCCCCATGCGAACCACTATGATTACCTTGGCTTGAGTAAGCTCCAGTTGGAGAATTACCAGCTCTAATTGATATTAAGCCAGCAGAAGTAATCCCGGTATCTGCTAAAACGCATTCACTGCCTTCGTATTGACCACCTACATTACTATCCCATCTTGCCCACCCAGCTGTACCTGTTCCATTTTCTGTGCCGTCAATGTCAAAATACATTTGTTTAGTGCGCGTTCCGTCATTAAACCAACGAAGCCCATTTGATCCACCGTCATTTGCAACTTGATCATAAGATATATATGCCGACGCTGCTGATTGACCGTCATAAGGTTCTGGAATAAGCTTGCTGTTAACAAGTTGTGAAGCACCTATCATGACCAGGGAAAATTAGAATCAACTGAGTCCTGCGATAGCTGAATTAATTTTTCATCTAATTGCTTTGGTATCATTAATAATATAGGGTCGTTAGCAGCCCAATTTATAATGTTTTGTTCTGTTAAATCTGTATACTCTATAAACTCTATTGATGGTCCACCAATAATTTCACCAAATATAACTTCTATTTGATCGTTTGCCTGATTTGTTCCATCTGAAGCAACAACGTTTATTATAGCGCTTTTTACTACACTCGGATAAACCTCATCTGTCTTTTTTAAAGACGCAACGCTATATGTGTATGTATTTGCCATGCTGTTTGTATTATATTAAGCGTAAGCTGTTATCGTATATGATGGTATTACAAATTGTTCAGTACCACTATTAATCCAATAATTTGTTCTATGCAACCAATAA